GGTCCAACGATTTGACCAACATTTACCCAAGCTGAAGACTCCCACACATACAAATCGCCATTAGAAGCGACAATGTACGCATCATTAGGATTATTACCAGTTGCAGGCAAATTAGCTGGAGTAGCCACCGTACCTTTAATATTTATAGAAGTCCCTTGTTGACCCGAATATCCTGAAAACCCAGAATAACCCGAAATGCCTGAACCACTATATCCGCTAAAGCCAGATTGACCGCTAAAACCCGATGCACCTTGTCCTCCAGTTGCTCCAGAAATACCGCTATATCCGCTATAACCTGAAGTCCCTTGTGCTCCTGTTGCTCCTGAAAATCCGCTAATCCCTGAAAATCCAGAGTATCCGCTTAAACCACTACCAGAGTATCCGCTGAAACCTGAATACCCAGACGTACCGCTAATACCGACACCGGAGTACCCGCTTATTCCTGAAAATCCCGACAAACCTTGTGCGCCCGTAGCTCCAGAAATGCCACTAAATCCAGAGTATCCGCTTGTTCCTGAGCCAGAAAATCCCGAATAACCAGAGTATCCCGAAATGCCACTTCCAGAAAATCCCGAAATGCCTGAAAATCCCGAAATGCCTGAATATCCGCTATAGCCGCTATATCCGCTATAACCAGCACCAGATTGACCAGAATAACCGCTATAGCCACTCCATCCACTTACGCCCGAACCTGAATAACCTGAGTATCCAGAATATCCGCTTGCTCCTGAAAATCCGCTAACTCCAAAGCTAGACTTGTCTACTTTTACAATTTGATTTGCAGGAGGATCGACTTTAACAATGACGTTATTTTCATTGATTACGTTTACTTTTATTCCCATGATCACTCCACGACAATGCCGTCAGAACGGACAATAAAGAACAAAAAGATGATGATATCTTGAGCTGGCGTAGTCCCATTAGCAGGAAAACTGATTTTAATTCTTCCAGAAAATCCAGCACCATTGACGTTATTAATTTCCAAATCAGGATCGCTTGCCATTGTCCCCCAAGCACTTTCGTCCATCAAAAGTGTAAAAAATCCAGTCGCATCGTTGCGATTTGTGATTGTCAGAGATATTGGAGAAGGCGTAGGAGTGTAGTCTGCTATGTCAAAAGTCAACCCGTTGCGAGTATCCATTACATTTGACAAAAGCCTACGAATAATCTGAGCGTCAATCGTAGCCCCAGTTGTAGGTAAAAACCCTGTATCATTTTCGAGTTGAATATTCCAAAACTCTTTTTGCTGATACACCAACTCACCAGAAAGAATCTGATTATTAAAGCCCGAAATCTGGGCGAGCGAATTCTTATTAAAGACTGCCATAAAATTTCCCTTACTAGGTTTTGACGCTCCCGACCTACTGGCCTGAGTACGAATATTTTATGTTGTTTTTTATTATTTTAACCGCCCATATAAATGCACGCAATCATTTTAACTTCACTAGGCGAAGAAAACATAACATTTTCCCTTGACTTTGCCACCGTGTAAGAATGAAATACATCATCGGATTGTTTCATCCCTTTGCCCACCATATCAGATGCAACAATAAAATCACCGATATTTATATTGCCATTTTGACCGCACACGTTCATTTGACCTTCACCCAAGGCATTAACCCCAATACACCTATACGTATCGTAAATATTGGCATACGCTGGTTTTAATTGAACTTTAGTCATAGTCCCATCTTCAGCCATTGTATATTCAGCCATTGCCGCAGGTACAAAACCTACTCCAGTCGTACCTGTATAAACCCCAATCACTCCTGCTTGATTAGCTTTACTGCTCATTGACATTTGTGTAATCGTATCGTTTACAGTATTAGCCGCCAACACTTGCACATCTACCATTAAATCCCCAATTTGGGGTTCGGTTTCAGTCAATAATTGCATTGCATCGTGAGCACCAGTAAACGGATAAGCCGCACCCGAATAAATGTAATACGCATAAGAAGTCCCACCGTTGTAATATGCAAGTCTAATATCCGCAGATGTTCCAGACTGTAAATTGCTAGCTCCATTAGTTTGGAATTGACCTCCACCATTTCCAGCACCTAAAAGCCCTAAATTTCTATAAGTGGTGAATGTACTATTACCACCACCAACACCAAAAACTGCCGCCGCATTTCCACTTGTATCAGTTGTACCAGCACCGAAAGCATTTCCTGCATTAGTATTAGCTACTAATAATCCATAATAACCAATATTAGCCGATACAAAAGCACCACCAGCCTGATAACCTCCGATTGAACTACCTACACCCAAACCAAAGGTAACATAACTATTGAATGTTCCACTTGAATTGGATTTCAAAGAATTAACTGTGATTGTGTTGGTGTCAATATTTCCGCCATCAATAAACGTAGTACCAGTAGAAGTTGCTAAATTAGTAAAAGATACTAACCCGTTAAAGTTAGTCCAGTTATAGACAGTACTGATCGTTATTGTTTGTGATCCACCATACGTAGATTCGATTACATAATATCTAGCCGCCCAAAACTGCGTTGTATACGTAGCCGTTGGAGCAGTAAACGTAGTTGACCACCCAGATGTTAAACTTGAAAACGATCCAGTAGAAAAGTTATATCCGCTAGCCGTAGGTGCGGCAGGTGCAGTTGATTGTGACGTTGCATAATAAAGCTCTCCAGTAGCCGATCTTGGTCCAGTAGCACCAGTAGAACCCGTGCCTGAATATCCGCTTTGACCTGAATAACCGCTACTACCACTTGCTCCAGAATAACCGCTTGCTCCAGAAAGTCCAGTCGGTGCCCATACAAAAGCACCGCTTTTTGGGCTAAGCGTAGAATTATTAACTTCACTTCCTACAGTAAAAGCAAAATAATAAGTGCCAGCAGGTAATACGTTATCTGCAAAAACAAAAGTACTGCCATTTGTAATAGGTTGATTGTTAGATGATTTAACCGTAATTAAAGTTTGCCAATCACCACTTGAAGGAGTAGCCGATGTTGTATAAAACAAAGTCCCAGTAGTTACCCTTCCAACAGTAGGAATATTTACCGACACATCAATATGAGGAATTGTTGCCGCAGGATAACCAGTTGCAGTAGGAGCACTTAAAGCTGAAAAGAAATTAGGAGAAGCGATACCACTATTAGGAGCAGGTACGTATTGCGTAATTGATCCAGTACCGTATACCGCAGAGTTGTACTCAATCAACTGTACCGAAGCTCCCAAAGTACCATCTGGCATTGAAGACTCTTTAACCTGCATTACTCTAAACTGCTTGGAACTCCATCCGTAGTATGAATTTGTAACTGTTACTACATCTCCAGCATTAACTTGAATTCCTGTGTAATTTGTAGAGAAACTTACAATTAAATCCTCACGTGCTTGTTCTAGCGTTCTATTTGCCAAATATTGAGCCGTAACACTATTGTTTGTTAAATCATACGAAACTGTAAATTTATTAACCGGTTCGTTTTGATAAAGCAAATTAGAAGGAGTCTGCAACTCTACATATCCAGCTTGATCTCGATTAGTAGAATCATTAAACTTTGCTTCAATCTGGTTAATCATCTGTGTGATATCCAGCTCGCTCGTAGTAATATTTCCAATGATATTGTTATCGTTAAAATCAAAAGAAGGCGAAATTGCCTGATTGATAGTAACCGCCCACTTACCATTTGTAACTTGATACGATTGCCACGAATCGCAACACGTCATCATCAAATCAATATTTGATAAAACAGTCTGTCCAGTATCCAGCACTCCATTAAATCTATACCTAGCCTGATATTGTGTAGCTCCTCCACCTGAAGGCGTATATCCAATCAATTGCTCTGAATAAGTATTAAGAGCAGTAGCTGAAGATGAATCTACATAAGCAGGATCGACCGCACCACCATAAACCGTATTTGTAAGATAGTCGTACCATACGTCTCCGCACTTAGCCGCACCTGCACCATTTAGGTAATGACTTACGTAAAAAGTAATTGGTTGAAGTGAAGTTGTTCCAGCCGAATTGTTGTTATACACCAGTCGAACAATAGCAAAAGCCAAGCCGTTCATTTGCCGACCACTACTTACCCATTCTTGACCAGACGGGCACCCATTAGCCGTACTCATTACCGCTGATGGTTGACTTGAACTATTTACAGGCGTGATAGTCCCAGTCTGTGAAGACGTATACAAATTAATGTATAAATGTCCACTAATAGAAGTATCGACATTGCCAGCGCCATCGGTAAGGCTTATAACTTTTGTATTGTCCGTTGCATCAAACGTGATAATTTGATCCTGATAATAAAACTGCGTTGGATTACCAGCCGTAGGTAAATTAAAAATAAACTGTCCATTTGGACTGATATTTGAAATTACCATTACATAGAACATTGATTGTTGATCTGTCGTCAACACCGCATCAACGAATCGTGCACCCGTATACGCATCACCATACACTAAAGGAATTCCAGCCGTAGGATCAGGAGGAACTTGTTGCCGTATATTATTTTGTTGAGTCTGTGGAACATTAGGAGCGAACACCCTTGACGCCACAATAGAAATAGCGAACGTAGCCGCCATCTGAGCACCCCAAGCCGGTATGCCAAGCTCAGGAGCAAAAAAAGCAACTGCCGCAAAAGCCGTTGCCTCAAAAATACTACTAAGAGAAAGGTTTGATAAATTTAAGAATGCCATTTTTTATCTCGTTTTAATCAACTAATAATCCAATTTTTAACTGGATTTTGTTGTGTTGACCCAATCACTTTTGAAGCACTTCCGTCCGTTGGTTTTGATCCAAAGTTAAAGTACGTTGAAGCAATAACCGGAACTCTATCCATACTTGAATCTGTAGGATATAAAAACCGCCAACTTGTAGGATTAGTTTTAATTCCAGCTATACGACTATCCAAAATCAAACGCATTGAAGCGGAGGAGATTACACACGTAACCGTCCTACTTCTTTTTGTTTCGTCGAATACTTCATTAACAGAAATGTTATTAACGATACCCTGATACCTTTGGAAGAATTGTTGCACTCCCCCAATAGTCTCGATTTGATTATTACTATCTAAAAACCCACGCCATAGCTTTACCGGACTACCTTTAATATTAGCCGCTAAAACAGTAAATACGATAGCTGGATCGAGCCCAGAAATACTAAATTTCAAATCGACACTACTAGCTTTTATATCCTGTTGAACGTCAGTTACACCCAAATATTGACCCATTCCGTAGAACGTAATTCCATTAACAGTTATATTTGAAGCCGCATTGCAAAAAGTAAAAGTCTGTTGCGCTTTACCAGTACCAGAGCCAGCCCCCGTAGCCGTAAACGTAACTCCCACAGTATTAGAAGATGCACCAACTGCCGTAAAATCAGTAGTACCTACTTGATAAATTACGTACGACTCACCGACTAAGAAAAATCCTGCATTAGTAGTTACCACCATCTGAATAAATTCAGCATACCTGATTTGACTAGAATTTAAAGCCGCTATTGCTGTGCTCATATTTAACCCGTAATGTATTCTCTAAAAACAAATGGACCCGACCACTCAACAAACGCACCGCTTGTCATTGGATTAAGTTTGTACGTAGGGCATTGTTCAGCCACCACATAGAACGAACAAGCATTACCAATAACCACAGGCGCAGACGATGAAGGTGAACCGATCAACGGTCTATTTATATTTACAACCGATCCAGATGAATCCGCAGTAACTTTATAAACGTACCCGTTAATTGAAATAAAGTCTCCAGCTTTAAACGTTCCATCTGAAGTTATATTTATAGTTTGACTATTAGGCGTAGGAGTCCCATTCAAGCTCGCAGTCGTAGCCGTTCCTTGCATAGCAGTAAACCACGAAAGTTGCGCAGTATTAAAAGTTATGTAATCTGGCAACTGTCTATCTAAATTGTCGATAGCCTGAATAATATTTCTGACTTGTGGATAGTACAAATAATTATTTGGAACCACAGTAAACACCCAAGGCACAGACGTTAAATACTGAGCCACAGAAATTTGACCTGATCTAGTAACTTGTTGTCCTACCGTTCTTCGGTTATTAACCGACATACTTGTCTGAATATTTAATATATCTTGAAAACCAGCCATTATGTTCTACTCCTTGTGGTTGCAATGTTCTTGGTCGCATATTGATTAGCCGCCCAAACTGCTCCCGAACTTCCGTAGATTCTTTCCTCGAATGATTTTGTATCAATTGCTTGAATGTTGTAATTGTTAATGGTTTGATTTGTACCGCCCATAGAGCCAGTCATATGATTTGGTATAACAGTAGACGCACCACGTGGTACGATTATTTCTGGACCATTCTCACCTACAACTGAAGCCTGACCTGCACTTAAATCACCACCTCCAGCACTAGCAGTACCGACTAATGTAGGAACGGCAGTCTCGACCGGAGCTGGACCACTACTTGTTTTAAATAAACTACCCAATCCAAAGAAATTTGAGAACGCATTAGCCGCCTTCATTGCTTGCATTTGAATCTGAATCTGAATCAATCCCAAAACAATGTTACGCACCAAATCTGCAAAATTTAATTTACCAGTCTTAGAAAAATTCTCTAGCGCAGAAGTCATCGAATTCATAACAAGATTGAACGAATTTCTACCAGCATCTGCCGCAGTCATCGCATTTTCTTGATATTGATTAAAAGCCTGAGTCCAACCAAATCCGAATTTTTCTTGTGCGATTTGAGTATCTTGCACGAATTCCTTTGTCATCTTTTCCTGCATTTTTGCAGTTAACATGATTTGATCTTGTTGTTTTTTATACGTAGCAATTAACTCTGCCCCACCCCTAGCCGTAGGATCAGTTTCAGCAATTTTTTTGTTAATGCTATCTATAACTTTATCTCGTTCATTTAGCACTTTGTTAACAGCGTCCTGAACTTCTTTTTCTTTTTTAGTTTGCTCAGTACCAGCCATTTTTTGCTTTAATTCTTCGTACGCTAACCTTGATTGATCCTCATACGTAGCCGACAACTG